AAGAAATTAACACTGCTGACAATACTACGAGAATAGCCCTTTCACAGCAAGAGGTTATGAAGATGTTAATGGAAGACGATATACCGGTAGTCTCAAAAGAAGATAAAGAAGAGGCTATTGATCTAGACTAGCCGGGAGGTAACTCATTTTCAGCTCCCTCTTCGTCAGTCTCTAGACTAACTCCACCTTTTGCAGAACCATCGAGCCTGGGTAGGAGAGTATTACCTGCTTCTATCTTTTCTAAATTATTATTTTCTAAATCCATTTTTTTAATTCTTTCCTTTACATCAGCAATATCACCTTGACATATTCTAATCTCTAACGGTCCAAGATTGTCATGTGTGGTCTTTTTAACCCTTGTCCATGTGGTACCTTTTATTTCTTCTTCATTAGTTTTACCTAAATACTCTGGGCTAGTTCCTTTACTATTAGCTTTCATAAAGTGTTGATAAGCTCCAACTGTAAAATCAACTACAATCTCTTTCTGTTTTTTGTCTACAACTTTATAAAAATACCATCTTCCATTTGGTACCCTAGCAGCAATAAAGAACTTATTAGGTCTTTGTAAAGCGTCATACGCTGTACTTATTGGGTTAACCTCTGGATCATTAATAAAACTCTCGAAAAGAGGAAGGCTAATTGCTACCCCGTCATTAATATACTTTGTATCACTAGTATTATATAAAGTCTCCATACCCTCATCAGTTAGATCATGTCTCCACCCACGCGCATAAACTCCTGCAAAGGTATATAATGTTTCTGAGTCTAAGTTATTAATTTGTTCATCTGTTAACTCACCGTTTAGAGCTTTTCTTTGTAAATTCAGATCGCTACCTTCATAAGATGGGCAAATACGATAAATATCTCCCATTGGTGCGTTACCTTTACCCATAAGAGTATACTTATCATTTATAGTTTTACTATAATCTTCATACCAAAATATTTTATTAGCTTTGTCTATAAGAGCGCCGAATATAGAATAACTAGCTTGTACTCCATTACCTTTTGATGTTAAATTATATATCTTAGATATAGCGGTTGTATTATCAGAAAAAGCATTACCAGACTCTGGAATAATTGTAGGTTTAGATAAACTACTCTTATTACCGGTCTGACCTTTTAAATTTTTTGTATTATTTGTAGAGCGGTAAATTTTACCAGTACCATCCGCCAAGATATCTCTGCCGTTAACATGCACAACTCGATCACCTGAAGGGAACTGAGTATTATTACTATAGGGGTTATATCGATAATTATACTGAAATTTATCAAAGCACCCACCAAGGCTTCCTTTAATATTATTAAGTATTAATGAACCTGCAGCAGAATAATCATTATAAGACTTTACATCGGGTGTATATCGATACACATTAGATGTACCTCTAAATGATTGTCCCTCTCTAGCCAGCTCAATTAACTCAGGTAAATTCTTTTTACCTGCAAGAATAGCTTGAGTATTAGTCCAAGCTTTATCTGCTACTTGTACCGTTTCAACATGAGCGTTTTGAAAGAGAGATGGTATTTTATTAAAGATTGTTTGATCTAAATCATCAATCATATTAACAAAGCTTCCTGACAATGCTCCAACACCAAATGTATTACTTGCATTTTTTGTAGATGTTGCTTGTGCCATTCTACCAATACTATCAGAAGTTTGTAAAAATAGATTGCATGGAGAGTTAAGACAATCCTTTAATAGCTCATTAAAAGATTGCTGAAACGAATCATCATAAAAGCTAGGCGTATTAAATCTATTTTGCATCTCTCTAATAGAAGAAGCAAAAATTGGGTTGTTAGATGTTTTCTTTGTATAATAATCTAAAGTAGACCAATCAAGAATTCCACTATTAAGAGTAAGATTTTTAATAAAGCTATCTGCAGCTGATAGATTACCGTTAATAGCACTATTATAACCTATAGCTAAATCAAAATCTATCTGAAAGTTGGGATCGTCAACTATATCACAAAATGGTGTATTATACTTTAAGTACTCTCTACTTATAGCAACTCCCTGTAGCTTTTGATGAAGATTATTACTGTAAATTACCATCACTAACTGGTTGTAATTTGTTGAAGTACACTAGTAATATACTTTGACTTAATATACTTATAAGTTGTCCCAGCTTTTGCCTTAAAAATATAGTCAGGTTTATTTAAAAGATAAACTACCCACCAAAGTTGAATAGTACCATACAGCTCAAAAGATAGCATTGTCCATGGCTGATCTGATGTAAGTGTCACCTCTTCAATAAACTCTGAGTTTAAAGATTCAGGAAAAATTACTTTATTTAATAAGTTGTATGCGTAGAAAGACTTGTCAGAATTATTTACTAGAGTCACATTAAAGATGTTCTCGTATAAATTACGACTTAAACCTTCTAGCTCTGTAATTTGATCTCTTTTTGCTCCTGTGTTTATAGTACTCATAATTAACCTGCTCCAAATGTTACAACCCCATTTCTAATATCTGTACTGAATGCATCACTCATCATAGAGTTTCCATAATCTCCTATAAGGGATGTAAATGTTAAAGATACATTATATGCATCAGGCACCGGTACTTTAATTGTTGTAGTAGTTACAGTTTTGCCTTTTAATATCGGTACAGTTACTTCAGTACGCCGTACTGTTCCAAGAAACTCAACTGACATACCACTAATAAAAGCATAAGGAAAAGAAAATTGACCTGGTACAGAAATAGTATATAGTTTAGGTGGTGGTGTTCTAGAAAATGATGTCTTATACGATTTATTTTGAAAAGTTAAAAGCCATAGAAGCTCATAATTTTGCTGAATTTGATTTATATTACTTCTTCGTATAGTATTAATAAGAGGAAACTTAATAGTCTGCGACTCACCTTGATCACCAGTTTGAAAGTACTTTGGTTTCTCTATATATACCCCTGGTTGTGAAATGTTTAAATATCCAGTTGAAAAGTTCTCAACAACTTCTGTTGCACTGTCAACTAAACCAGTTAAAAGACTATCGTTTTGCCGACCACCCCAGTTGTTAGTTAAAGTTTGGTTTACCCCATACATGGGTAGTCTATATTGAAATCCTGTAGGTTCTGTTAAATATATCCCTTGTAAAGAGTTAAGGTTGTGGTTTTTGAGCAATCCATTATCAGAGTCAAACTGGGTATCAAATTGCTTTTTTAAATTATTAAGTATATTATTACCTGAATCAATAATATCAGTACCAAGCTTTCCTAAAAGAGATGTTACTGTATCGTTATTAAGAGCTTCACTTGCTCTTTTACCTGCTTTAGTAGCTGCGTTTAAATAATATAAAGCGCCAGATATAAGTGAACTTAACCGTTGCTCTCGCTCAATAAGAAAAGCACATGGCTGTTTATCTAACGCTCTAAGTGATGCTCTCGGTCCAGAATACCAAGAAAAGTTATTAACTACATCAATAACTTTATTTCTAGGCTTCAGAAGCGGTTGAGCATCTTCATCTACTAATTTAAAAGTACTGACGTCCTTCAAACCTGGTGCGATAGCATCAACACTAGATCTAGCTGTTGACGCGCTGGGATTTATTAATACTAAACTCATGCTGTTCTATAAAATTCGTTTGTTAAAGTATTAGGTTTTAGATTTACTTCCATTGCTGGAGAAGAACCTGCACCTGCAACAAGTGCGTTAATACCGTTCTTAATTGCTACTAGAGTTTGAAGTTGAGCCTTTCCTAACTCTCTCATATCATTAAATACTGCTGCTTGTTCAATACCCATACCATCTTGACTAGAGATAAGCTGATCAATTGCACCACCGGTTTTCATACCAAGCACTTGATCTTTATTAGAAAAAGGAACTATTGCGCCATTTTGAACAATAAAGTCTTGCATTGGTGTACCATTCATACGACTCAAGGCAAATTTACCAACATCACGTTTGTAAGGATTTAATAAAGTATCAGCAACAACACCTCCAACCATTCTACCTAATATATCACCAGCAACTGCTCCTGCAAGAGTACCAATAATTGGAATAGGAATTAAACTACCAGCAATACCTCCTAAAGCTGATCCACCCAGAGCAGTAACCCCGGTCATGACCCGTCTACCAGCCTTAGTTTCTAGCTCTTCTTGTGAAATCTCCCCTGCTGCAAATTGCTCTTGTAAATTTTCTAAATCTCCTTTAATTAAAAACCCTTCAATAACAGGACCTATTATAGGTAATTTAGCAAACTTACTAAGAACACCTAAAACACCCTTACCTCCAGCAGTTAATCCTTTCATTGCAACAGTTGCTGCAGTCTTGCCTTTACTCAATAATGCACCACCAACTGCTTTTACTCCTTTAACAGCTTGACCTCCAACATATTTTATGCCTTGTGCTCCCTTACTTACTAAATTTTTCCCCTTATCTAATAATCCACCTAAGAAACTACCAGCCTTAGAAGCTACAGCTTTTGCACCTGGAGCTATTGCATTTTTTAGTTTTGATGCCTGTTTCATTACAGCATTTTTTACACCATTAAATACATCTTTTAATCTATTAAAAGCTGCGCCGAAGGCTCCTTTTAGAGCAGTTACAGCTTTAGAATTGGCTAATTTCGAAAACATTTTTCCAGCAAACTTACTTGCAGATTTAATTGCTTTAAGTGCTGATTTACCTATACCTTTAAGTATCGCTTTTGCTGATTTAAACGCAGCTGCTAGACCTTTTTTAATAAAAGAACCCATCTTTTTAAGTATACTCTTAAGACCTTTTGTAAGTGAATCAAGAATTTTCTTTGCAAATGCCAGTATACCTAAGCCAGCGAGTAATTTATTAAGCCAGTTATCTGCTTGTTTTTGCTCTACCTTGCCATTAGCTGCTACCTTCGCAGCATCAGAAACATTAGCTTCTTTCCGCTCTCTAGATGTAGTAGTCGATTTACCTGCTTCTGGACCCGGATCAATAATATCTTTAAGTATCTTAAAGATATTTTGATATCTAGATTTCTCATTTGTTGTTAAAGTTGGGCTAACATTTCTAGCCTTGCTGCCAGATTTACTATCAACTACAACACCTTTGGTTCTAGGGTTACCAGTAGCTGCACCCGCAGCAGCCATTTGCTGCTGAGCATTAATTATATTGAGAGTATCTATAAGAGCTTCTGTATCTTCTGACGCCACATAGATATTTAATCATAGAGCTTTAGTCTGCAGCTAAGAAACCTGCATCAATCTCTACAACGTTACCATCATCAAAGGTAAGTGATTCTGTTTCTACTGTCTTAGTACCTGAGATATAATCAATTATATTATTATTTAATGCTAGAGGCAGCTCGTTAACAATACTAACCCTTTCATAAACACTAATATCTTCAAAATTTATAACTACATCACCAATCTTAATACTATCAATGTACTTAACAATCTCATATATGAGAACAAGCTCAACACTCTGAACTTGCTTCTGATTATCAGTAAGCTTACCAAACTCAGCAATTAACTTATTATTAATTTTTGTATCAACATCTAGTGTGGGTATCTTAGCTGAAACCTCAACCCCATTGACTTCAATTTTTTTAGTAAGATCAACTTCTTTGATATCAAACGGCTTTAAAGTAGATAGATCATAGGAATTATCTTCTATAGTAAATTTATTACCAATCGAACCTTTACGTAGCTCTAAAAGAACAGTAGATCTATCACATAATAGAAAGTTAATATCCTCTTCGCAGTTATCCTTTACTATACCGTTAAATATGCTACCTGTCTCAATGGAGCCCTCTACACCATCAAAAGCAGATCGTAATAGTTTTTTTTGCTGAGTAACATTAAACTGCTTAAATGTCGCTTTCTTCTTTGTTGATGGTATCTTAATTGATACTGCATTAGCTTCACCTACCTGTTTAAGGTCAGCTAAAAAGTTCTTTACATCCGCTTTCACTATATTAATTATTCGCTTGTTGCTGTTTTGCAAGCTGTTCGTTTTCCTCTTTAACTTTCTTGTTATGGTGATTCATAACAATTTTAGATTCAATCGGTGACATTTTAAAGAATAAATCAGATCCGGGGGTAATTGTATTTTGAAATATATATATCATATTATAGAACTGATTCAAGTCAGTAGCGAAAATGTTACTTATAAAGTGAATAACCCCATTTCCAATCACATCAATACCAAACCGCTCTACACCTAGCGCTTCGTTCTCTGCTATAATTGTAACGTCGAGTAGGTCTGTAGTAATTGTATTAATGAATTGTTTGATACGATTAAACACACTTGAAGGTAAGTTATCTAAAACCTCTGATTGCTCTTCACTACTTAGATTATAAAAGTTCAAAGTAGTATCACCGTATGTTAAACTCTTAATTGAACTAATTAAGAGATCATCTACCTTATTAAAGTATGATAAAGTAGGTAGATCTAATATAACATGTACACCACTTTCTTCAAAACTAGTTTCAAGATCTTTATAGTTGGTCTCAAGACTGTCTAATAATGCAACTAGACTAACATCAATTTGCCTTTCACCTTTAGTAATAATAAGCTTATCATCAACAAATAGCATACGAAGATATATTAATAGATAAAATCTATCGAAAATGTTTAGATCAACATCTAGTACTGTATCTTCAAAGAAAGAATTAAGACCTTCATAGTCTTTATTCTCTGCAAACTTAACTATAGTTAAGTATTGTTGATTGCTAAGTTCCGGAACTCTTCTCTCTTTACCACTAGGTAATTTTATTTTAACACTAAAACTCATATCCCAGTCTAGGAATATTTATATCGTAATGTGAAAAAGTCCAACCTACAGATCTTTTAATATCACTCTCTGTGATTTCACCATAGCTCATTTGATCTGCTGCCATACTTGTTGGAGCGCAATTAAAGAAGTTAGTAATTTTACGAACTCCATAATTATAAGAGTCTCTTCTAGTATTTTGAGATGATCCTCGCTTGTCACCGTAAAAAGCATCCGTTCTCGTATACTGCGCGATAGATATATTACACTTAATATCAGGCTCACTTATATCTTCAATTAAACCTTTATAAGATGTTGCAACTATCCAAGGCTTAATAAAGAAGTCGAAAATATCAATATTAGTTTCTAAAAAATCTATGGAAAGGCCATTAGTGCCATATTTACCTCTTGTTTCACCATAATAACCATTAATAAACCCTCCTGCCCCTGGTATATCAGTGGTATTTATCTGAACGTTTTCAGTAGGCATTGATACTCCTTGTGCTAATAAGTAGCCTTCATCATTGCTAGAGAATCTATCAATTAAATCAATCTCAACCTGAAATGCCCCGGGTTGATAATCTGCTATAGTTTCTCTAATATTCTCACCAATTTGAGTCATTGAAGCAGATCCGGCGCGCGGCGCGAAATAAACCCCCCAAAGATTTTTGAGGGGGATATCTCCGGTCCAATCCTGATGGACTTGAATCCTCTGTCTAATTGGCGAAGCCATCTATCTTACTGCTCTTTTGTATAGTAGTGATATGAAACTGTTGAATTAATCTCTACAGTAGCACCTGTTCCATCAGAAATATTATAAGCAATGTTATCAATATTACGAATAGAAGCACCAACAAGCTTGTATTGAGCTACTGGCTCAAGCTCTTTGTCGAGCTGTGCAAGTTGGATAAAGAAATCATCATCTGGAGTACCATACTCACCAGTAGAGTTAAGGTCATCAAATACTGAGCGAGAAGCACCTTCGAAGTAGTTACGAAGCTCACTATCAGCATCAAGATAGAAGTTAAGAGCATAAGCATCTGAACCAGGATAGGTTGCAGCACCAGGTATGTTCAACTGAAGACCCATATAAGGTACGGGAACGTTTGTAATGTTACGTCCTGGTAGAGAAGCTGTCTTAACATATACAAGATCATTCTCACCAAGAGCTGGAACACCTTGAAGCTGCATCTGTGTTACTCTAAAGAGAAAGTCTCTCGAGAAGTCACGATCAGCTGCAGCGCGATAGAAATTCTGAATAGTCTGGTTTACGGGCATACTAATATTTATGCAGTATACATGTAAATTGTACAAAAAAAGAGGAGGTCTTTCGACCTCCCCTTATATGGTTTATAACTATTGAACTATTAGTTAGATACGATTTCCTCAAAATTCGTTCCTGTTCTTACAGCAGCGAAGTTAACGAGGATAAATTCTGCAGTACGTACTGGCTTGAGATAAATGTCGACAACAAGCTCGTTCTGGTCAATGACCTCCGGAGTATTGTTACGATCATCACAAACAAGCATGAAGTCATATAGACCGTCATCAGCTTTAACACGCTCAAAGAACGGTGTCAAAGTGTTAATAACTCTTGTACGTGTAAACAATGTATTGTTCTCAAAGAGGAAGAATTGCATTGTCTTCTTCGTAATCTTCTCAAGATAGAGGAAAGTACGACGAACATTAATCCTATCAAAGGCGCTTGGCTTCTTAAGCAATGTCTTCTGTCCGAAGATTACATTACCTTGATCAGCAAAGTTAGCAATTGGGTTAAGATTGACTGTATACAAATCATCACGTTGACGTTGGTTTGGTGTGATTGCTATATCAGATGCATCAGTAACTATACCTCGATTGAATCCTGCAGGTGCACCCCATGGTCCGACTGCAGCATCTGTTGAAGCCATCTTAGCAGCAGCAAAGCCAGAAGATGGAACATATGTTTGCAATCCAGTATAATTATCATAGACTGACATCCAGTTAGCATACACTGTAGCATACGAAGTATTAGCTAGTTCAAACTGATGACGCAAGCCCCAGTAAATGTCTGTGTAGAAATTCCTATTAGGATCTTTCTGTACTTTACTATTCTTACCAGTAACAAGCAATTGACGAATTGGATCAGCAATGAATAGAACATCACCACGTCCCCCATCCTTAACTGGACCTGCAAACGTTGCAAAGCGGTTAAAGATAGTAGTATAAGCTGTACGAGCTGTTGGAATAGATAAGTCGTTAGATGTTCTTAACGATTCAATAGCAGATGTTGTTTTGGTATCATCAAATGCTCCAGCATCAGCACCTGTAGCAGTTTGCTGATATGTATGAATGGTTCCTAGACCACCTTCAGCCATAATATCGATATCAAACTTACGATCATTTCTAACACGATTAAAAGCACGATCAAGTTTCAATGGAATATTTCCTAGATCTTTAGCACTAAGACCAGCTACTTCATGAAGTCCGATCGGAGCAAGTGAGTCAGCGAAATCAAATTCATCTCTTGTAAATGCAGAAGTAACCCTGAAAAATGTATCTACCGGGCAACCAACAGAAGCGGGAGTTAGAGTACCATCACTCAATGCTGCAGATAGTGATTTTGTAAATACACGAACATTGTTTACTGGAGTACCATCTGCATTAAGCTTTACTCCTTTAAACTTATCAGACATATATGGATTGATTACTACATCAATATTACGTGATTCATCTTCTATAGTGTCGAGAGAGAAGTTAATCGGAGCACCACCATTTTCAGAATTACGTTGACGGAAAGCACCAATAGAACCATTATAGCCTTCTTCTAGAAGGTAGTTAAGATTGCCAGCTTGTTTTGAGAAAGTAGAAGGTCCTAACTTAAACACTCCAATATTCAATGTATCATCAAACTCACGTGTAGCAATATTATATCCTACGATACGGTCTTCCAAGACTTGTGAGATAGAATTAGTAGCAGGGTTAGTACCATCTTCAGGAGTAGCAGAGAGTTGGAATTCAAAACGCTCAGTAGGTATTCTAGTAAATGTTGCGCCTCCTGCCGCATTCGCTGCTGAACCAGTAACGGTAAATGTGTCAGTAATTGCATCAAAGTTTCTCGCTGGGTTAATATTGGAGTTATCACCAATGCCAACATAATAACCATTAAATTGATTATCAATAGTTGATTGCCCTTTATTAAATATAAGCATTGCTGCACTACTAAGAGAAGCGATGGTGTTTTTAAACTCAGTAGCTTTACCAACTCTATCTGTAAATTCAAAAAGCTCACCTGATTTTATCTTACGATATTCGTCAGGTGTAACAGAAAATAGCTTAGGGCGTCCTATAATATACGTACCCCCAGCGCTTGCTGTAGAGAAAAATGTTGCAGGAACGCCAGTTACTGGATCAGCATTAATTGCTGGATAGGCAAGAACACCTATCTTTGTACCAAAACCAGCTCCATTACCTCCACCGTATGGTAGTCGGTTAACAAGCAGTGATCCGGAAGAGTTGAGGGCAGCACGTGCCGTGTGATAGAAATATCTTTCAGCTGGTGTCTTCGGAGTACCATAGATTTGTTCGAACTCAGAAATATTTCCAAGCCCGATAACTTCATCCGTAGGTCCTTCGGAGGCAAATCCAGCGATATAAGTTGTAGTCCCGGTCTGAGCAGTGCGTAGTGATAAATCACTCTCGCGAATCTCTACACCAGGAGATTGAATTGTTCGTCTAGCCATAACATTATTTATGCCATTCTTGGCATAAATCTGTCAAATCTCAAATTTAATTAGTAATTTATAAGCTCGGAATGTATCTGTGAGTATACAAAAGTCATTGAGCTTTCAATCTCTGCAGAGTCTCTATAATTATAGTTCATTGCACCAACATTTATAGGAAAAGCTTTTGTATAAGTAAACTTAATACGCTTGTTATCATACTCATCTAGGCCATATAAAGTCATATCAGTTTGATAAGAAGCAAATCGCTCATCTATTGAAAGATCGTCAACATCGTATAGACCTTCTTTCTCGTCGTGCATTAAATCTAACCATTTATAGATAGTCCAATAGTTATTGAATTCATTATCCACTGTAAAGTTAACTGTAACTGGAGGATATGGCTCCTTCGCATGAGCAGAGTTATATAGATTAGAACCTGCATATCCTATTTGAATAGATGGTACAGTAATTTCTGGAACAACAGAACCGTATACAGAGAACTGAAACGCATCCTCATTTAAATTATAGGTACGTCTCTCTGTTTTACTTTCAACCTTCTTAAGAGCTTCAGGTACTTGGAATACCATTATAAACTTATCAAGACGACTCTTGTTAAGAAAAGATTGGTTGTTAGAGTTAGTAGCCATATGTATATTTAATACAGCGGTGCATAACCGTTCATTTCTAAGTCAGACATATCATCAGATTGCTGTGAAGAATCCATACCAAAGAAGCAAGGATTCAAATTGTGATTAGAATCACCTACTACTTCATTGTCAGTATAAATGGATGTAGGGTCTTCAAAAAGAGATACACCAAAGTCCATCGGTGAAATGACTTTAGGTCTACCAGTTAAGTCAACTTCATTAATATCGAAGTATTTCTCAGCTATATCATTATCCAATACATATAATGAATATAGAAGAGCCATTACTAGGTCATCATTCTCCCCATGACGAGCTTTCCAAGTGCCGTTAGGATAACGAACAAAATGCCTTAACTCATGTAAAGTTCTTTCGTCCTTTAATGTAAGAGCTCTGCAATCATTAATCCAGTAGCGCATATTAAGAACACCTTTATGTTTGGTATTAGTATGAGCAATCATACCTTGCATACGATTCTTTCTATGAGCAGCTGAGTTACCATATGATACTATCTTTGGATAGCCTAAATCTACAGCAAGTCTATCTACAACTTGCGCACCGCAGTTATTGCGTTCAATTAATGCAAGAGGATTACCATAGTTTCTTAATATACTATGCACCTTATTAGAAAATTCTAAAGGAGAAATCATATTGCTTCTATAAACAGCTACCTGTCTTATATCAACTGGATCGGTTATATCTAGAATCTGAACGATAGATGAATCCTTACCAACACCTTCTGATGTATCAACACCAGCAACATATATACGAGACGGATCTGCTTCTTCCCATACTTTATAAGCTCCATCATCTAAAACTATAGCTGGTTCACAAATCTGCCTTTCCATTATCTCAAATAGCTCATCATCGATAGAAGACTCTCCACTGTTAACAAACTCACAGTTAAACTCTTGCATCCAAGCTTCATGCGAGCCAATAGCTTGCTTAGTACTAGCAGCCCATTTTTCATCTCTACCAGGTACTTCATTCCACATTATCTTACCATGACCCCATCCATTATCTCCATTAACAGCTCCTGTATAAAGCTTATGAAATAGGTTATGTGTACCATTTGCAGTAGAGCATATGAATACTTTAGATTTCTTTGATGATGAAATAATAGGAAAGACTGATTTCCAAAACTCATCTACTAAATGAGACTCAATAAATGCACACTCATCAATAACTAAACAGTTAACTGATTGTCCTCGAGCAGCAGTACCAGTCGTAGTTGTAATACCAATACGAGAACCATTCTCTAACGTCATGGATGTCTTTGCGTATTCTTTTACTGGAGGTTTAAGCCAGTTAGGCAACTCCTCATAAGCCATTCGCACTCGTTGAAAGATTTCAATAGCAGTAGCTTCTTTGTTCGCTACAAGAAGAATGCGTTGATCACTCTTAAAACATGCCTGCCATAAAAGGTATATAGTCATAAGAGTAGACTTACCAATCTGTCTCGATGCTAATAAAATATAATATCTATTATCACGCATCGCTCTTAAAGCTGTTTTCTGAGCAGGGTAGAGTTTAATCTTCTCCTTACCCGTATCCAAGTTAACAATATGAAAGAAGTTCTCGGCAAAATATAAGATGTTGCGCTTTGCTTTCTTAAGCATTGCAACCTGTTCTTTGGTATACTCACCCTTCCATTTAGCATTAGGCAAATGCTTATTGCCCATGTAATATTGACTGTCTTTATTAGTAGTAGCCATTATACATATTTAATCTTTACTTCGTTTTTTGTAGACTTTTTTTGCCCTTTGCATAAATATTAGTATGGCTAAACAATATGACCTTAAAGATCTTGGTGAGGTCTACGGTAATCTCGGTAAAGAGACTGCAGTACTCGCTGAGGAGACTCAATCACTTACTGTCGGCGATGTAAAAGCTGGTATTGGTGATGCAGATATTTTACCTGGAGGACCGACTAAGGAAGCCGGTTTCGAGGAACCAACAGTTGATGTAACAAAGTGCGGAGATAAGAATCCATACAATGTTAAAGCATATTCATACGGTGCAGGTAATGATCCTGGTGTGGGGGCTGAGGAGCCAGCACCAACCGGTGAAGATGCTCTACACGGTGAAGAAGATGAAGAAGGAAAGCCAGACTATATCGATCTTGATGGTGATGGAGACAAAAAAGAGTCAATGAAGCAAGCTGCCAAAGATAAAAAGAAGAAGGATCATGAAGAAGAGGAGGATGAGGATGAAGAAAGTTCAGAAAAAGACTTGGAAATGGCACAAGAGGGATTAAATACTTTCATGGCTAATAAATCTGTATTCGACCGCCTTTATAATAAGGTCATGGTTAACGAAAATTACGAGATGGAAGAGATGGACGATCTCGCTGCACTCGGAATTGATGACGCTGCTCCTGACGCTGAAGGTGAAGATGGGGATAGCGAAGAAGAAGTCACTATAACTCTTGATAAGGACATGGCACAGCATCTCTGTGATATCCTTAAAGCAGCTTGTGGTGAAGATGACGACGACGTTGAAGTTGACGAAGTTGAAGTTGACGAAGTTGAAGATGGTGAAGGACATCATGAAGAAGACGAAGAGGGAGAGCCTCACGCAATGAACACTCACTACAATGACGGTAAGTCCAATAAAGTTGGTAACGTAACCGGTCTTGGTGGAAGTGGTGGATCAGCTGATACTGGTTCAACTGCAGAAGTACTTCATCACACAGTAAACGACGGTGACGGAAAGAATAACAAAGTTGGTAACCTAGGTGATGGCTTCGGTCAGCCTAAAGTTGAGCCAATGAATAAGTCTGTCAAAGCTTAATTTTTAACAACACATTAAAGAGGCTCACGACTTTAAATCGTGAGTCTTTTTTTGTATTCCGCTTAAGTGGGCATAAATATATGTACATGAGAACCTTCAAAGAATATTATCAGGGTGACAATATGATGAATGCTGGAGCTGTTTCTGCAACAACAAGTGGTAAGAGTATAATGCGCACTGGTAGAAAGCATGAAAACTTGAAGCGTAAGGAATATAGCCATAAATGTCCTCATGTACGTAACTTATTAAATGGGGGCGCATCGCAAATTAAACTCATGGGTATGCCTCTTATGCAAACACTTCAAGCATATGGCATGGAGTTTCAACCTGGAGTAACTAACGGGTGTGGTAACTCTGGTGTAGAGGTTAGAATGTATAAAGATGAAGAGGATAATGAGTGCGGTATCTTAAGCAAGAAACATTAATATGGCCTGCAATACTGAGAGACAAAACTGTACACCAGAAGAAATTATGGCTGCTGGGCAATTGCCTTGCGGTAAATTTATGAACGGTGAGAATTTGCAAGCAGAACAGCTTGTATATGACCTAGCGTATAGAGATCTCATTAATAACCAAGGTGTTCAGATTGAATACTTTATTAATACATTTACATTATCAGGTGCTAATCTGCTATACGGTGAAGAGCCTACAGCATCTTTCTTAAATGGAATAGAAATGCAAATGTATGTAGAGCTATCACAAGATGCTCTTACACTTAGCCAGTTTGGATTCGATCCAGGTGACGACTTTACAGGGTTTCTTCATATAGAGACATTTGCTAGTACAGTAAGTGCAGTACTATCTGCTAGAGAATATTTTTCTCTTAATGATAGTTTCTCTGCTATTGAACCACGCGCAGGTGATCTTGTTGAATTAGTCTCTCTTGGCTGTGATAGACCTGGAGGTAGAGGTCCAAAGATATATGAGATTACAGAGAGAGTTGATGAAGATATATCAGCTATTAATCCTATTATGGGTCATTATGTTTACCGAGTACGGGCGAAACGTTACGATTACTCATACAAGCCTAACTCACCGAAAGAGCAGCAGAATGAGCAGGTTTATGATGATAGCTTTACTGGTGTACTAAGTACTAATATCCCAGATGATGAAGTGTCACCTGCAAAGAAGTATGATCATAACATCGATCAAATATCACAAGATGATGTTTATGATATGGATCAGAATAATACTGACATCTACGGTGGCTACTATTAAAGCAAAAAGCTCGTAAGCAGCTGGGGCCACCTACGAGCTCTAGTCGAGTAAGAGACTTTACTTCTTACCTTTCTTATGCTTTCCTGTCTTTATACCTGGAGCAAAGTTTAGTTGTTTCGCAGCAGATTTAACTTGCTTTGGAGCAGATTCAACAGCAACAGGTTCGACAGGGTTCGCTTGAGGTGAAGGTTGTAAGAGCGAGTTAACAATACCTTCAACGTCAAACATTTGGTTCACATCATCATACGGACACTCATGAACAGCACCAGTGAAGTTATAATCATGTAAGAAAGAATCAATTGTACCTTCTGGAAATTCGACAGGAGGTTTAAAGTTATGGTGCATATCGTAGCCAAATACTTCAGGTTGAGTTGCAATCCATACAACTGTAGATGGTTTGCCCATAGCAGCAGCAGCATGTTGGAAAGAAGAATCTACAAACAAGCATCGATCAGCGAAGCGTAGTAGGTTAAATAAATTCTTCTTAGGTACAACTTTCTCGTAACGAATAACATCGTTAAGTTTTGGGTGAAGATCATAACACACATGTAGAATCTGATAATGCTCTTTAAGTTTATCAACTATGTGTTGAGCTACTTGTGGGTGAATGTCTCGTACCCACGACCAGTTATCTGCTTGATGGTCTTTACCCGGACCTCCGAACGGCTGAAATAAAAGCAACGGCTTTGTTTTTTGAATAGCTGCTAGTTCCGGATCAATATATCCAGCTTCACGTAAATTCATTGGTAGTTTGGGAGCTTCACCACTATACTTTGTACCAATCATATCACACCATGTTTTAATTAGGTGCTGAGTCTTACCAATATGCGATGTCTGCTTATAAGGCTCCTGTGCAAATACTTCAGTCTTCTTACCTACAATATAATCTTGATAAAAATACGGTACATTTCCTAGCCGATAAACTCTATGAATATCTTTATTATGTAAATAGACTTCTGGCCATGCACAAACTACAACAATTTTTTTATCTGGGTTGTTTTTCTTGTACGCTGCTACAACAGCTGTACTTAGAATATGCTTACCAATACCCCCTTCAATGTTAAAAACAGTAAACTCGCTCATATAAAGATTTATTCCCTATAAGAAATAAATCAACTGTTACCCAACAGATAACGTTCCATTGTTACTCCATATAACACCAGCAACACGTGGATTAGATGTAGGTAGAGAACTGACATACAATTTACTAATATGAAGCATATTTGAACTTACTGAAGTAGTACTCGTGCCCATTGCAACAGCATTACAATGTTTAACCTGATTACATGTTCCACCAGCAATAAAGCCATTAAGACCGTCAACGGTAACTAAGTTGTTTTGACCAGCTGCAATAGAAGAAAAGTTAGCTAATGCATCGTTGTTGTTTCCTGCCACAACAGCTGAACCTCCACCTGATGCATCATTATAATATCCACCTAAAACAGATGCACAAGCTCCACAAGCATTCGCCTGAAATCCAGCTTCAATACTTTCTGCTGCAAGTTTATTAAAAGTCTGTGTTCCGCAAAAAGTATTGTTGCAGTTTTTATTAGGAAGTGAAGAGGAAAGTGATTTCCAATCAGAATAAACACCAGACCATGTAGCGCTACTAGTGTTAACTGTAGTCCATACGCCTGATGTAGCAGCAAATTGAGTCTTAGGAAGAAAAGAACTACCTATTAAAGTAGAGACACTACTTAATTCAGCAACTTTAGTAATTGCAGTTTGAACAACTGCAATTTGTTCGTTTCCAACTAGCGTACTATTTGCTGGTAAATTGCTGATCTTAATTCCGGCCATATCAATATTTATGCTCGAAGACTACTTTTATCGTTGATTTTTATAAGTAACTCCGTATAATTAGAGTATGAATAAATGTCCGCTTACGTTTAATGAAGCAAAACATACGTATACTCATAATACAACAGGCGAAAGATATACCTCTGTAACCACTTTGCTAGGTAAATATAAGAAGCCGTTTGATTCTGATGGAGCAGCTACTAGAGTTGCCAAGCGGGAAGGTGTAACGAAAGAGATGGTTCTTGAAATGTGGGAAAAGGAGAAGAATCGCGCATGTGATCGTGGAACTAGTATGCATAAACTACTCGAGGATTATATTACCGTTGGCGAACAGGTAGATGATTATGGTTGGCTCTATAAGACTTATGATAGATGTGCAGAATATAATGTTGATAGATATCAGAAAGTTAAATGTGAGCAGATATTATGGAATGAGGACTTTAAGATCTCTGGGCTTGCTGATCTTATCTATGAACATAAAGATGGTACTTTTACCGTAGGGGATTTTAAAACTAATAAGCGTTATCGATTTAGCTCTGACTATAATGAGTGGATGCTTACACCTCTAGACCATCTAACTGTATGTGAGCATTCAACTTATACAATGCAATTATCTATCTATGCTTATTTGTATGAGCAATTAACAGGTAAGAAATGCCGTAAGTTAGTTATATACTACCTACAGGGTGATAGATTTGTTGCACATCACGGTAACTATATGAAGGCTGAAGTACTTAATTTATTTAAACATTATCGAGAAAACCGATTGAATAGTTAAGCTAGCTGAATAATTATTATATCAACTATGAAGAAAAGCACAGTACTATCTAAGTTCGAGAAAAAGATTGATGAAGCTTTAACAGGTCTTTATGAGGCTCGTGATGTATTATCTAGTGTTGAGGATCCTGAATTAGATGAGTTAGCTAATGAGTATGTTGAAGAGCTAGAAGAGCAGATTGCCGAGGGAGTAGAAAAGCTAAGAGAAGCAGTTGATAATATCTTAGAATAGATTATAATAATCACATGAAGAAGCGAGTTCTTATTTGTGGTAATGGATATGTTGGTGGTTATGTTTTTGCACAGTTATCAAAAAATACATCACTTGAGGTTACATTAGAGTCGAAAGCTACTCTAGACTATACTGATGAATACTATCTCCGTGACTACCTCAAAGAGCAGCGTTTTGATTATCTAATTAATGCTCAAGGATATACTGGTCGACCTAACGTTGATGCAGCAGAACGAGATAAAGAAGCGTGCTGGAAGTATAATGTTCAAGTACCAGTAATGTTTAATACTGTATGCAGAGAGCTTCATGTTCAACCTATTCATATTACATCTGGTTGTATCTTTACAGGTTACGATAAAGCATGGAGTGAAGCCGATGAACCTAACTTTGGTGTATTTAACTCTGCTGCTTCTTTCTACTCTACAAGCAAGCATGCCTTTGAGTCAGTAAGTGATAATGGTATTACTATTCGTATTCGTATGCCTTTCTGTGATACTCTTAATGAAAGATCTTATCTGACTAAGATTCATAAGTATGATAACCTCATCAGCGCTGTTAACTCCAAGACCTATATTCCGGAACTTGTTGACTTTATCGAGCAAATTATTGAGGATGAGCGTAAGGGGCATGATGTAGTTCACTTTACTAACCCTGAACCTCTAGAGACAGCTGGTGCTGTAGAGCTTATGAAAGAATATGGTTTAGAGAATGAAAGCTGGTCATGGGTAGATCTTAAGGATCTTAAGCTAGCAGCTGGAAGATCTAATTGTATTCTCGATACTACTAAGCTTAAAGAAGAGTATGGCTTTACGATGCTTACAGAGACTGAAGCTTTAAGAAAGGCTCTTAAAGCAATTGCTTCTTGATTAAATAAGTATGCATGAGCTTTAACATACTAGGTGATCACAATCTTGATATTGACATTAAGTTAATTAAGAAGATTAGAAAAGTTAATGGTGAACAGATTACTGATGAGATTGAGCAAGTTGTTGATATAGAGTTAAGTTCAATTAACTCGTTACAGATTGATGATAACTTAATGAGAATGGGGTTATATGGTATTATCGAGATCAACAATAAAGCTAACATCCTTGATGTAATAGGTATTAATAATGGTCAAGCAGAAGATTTATATATAGCGATAAGTATTAAAGATTTAGAACTCGAAAAGGAGGCGGGTTTAAAACCACATCAAATAAAGGTAGAGTTTCTTGGATTGGTAGAAAAGACAACTACAGCATCAGCTAACTTTGAAGATAACCTTATTATGTTTGAGTTTGAAGAGGCAATTGTTGCTGACATGCACCATACATCATGGGATCAATTTACTTCACAATCAGAAGTTAACAATAAGCCGGAAGGTGCTAATGTAGTTGAAATAGTAAATAGTTTTTATGAAAATACCTGGAAAGATGGGAGTGATGTAGATGTACAGGAGTCTATTACAGCTGAAAGTGATTACGAACCGGATATAAAAATACCTGTTCAAGTTAATACTAAACGAAATAATGATAGTGTGTATGATGTTGTTAGTACATTATTAAAACGTACACAAGCGGTTACAGCGAAGTCGACGATTTCCGATGATACTATTTTTCACTTACCTTCTTTTAGATTTAGTAATACATCTGAAGGTAGGTTGATGACATTTAAACCATATTTTACAGATAGACATCGAGCTTTAATTGAAGAAGTTAGAGAAGAAGGAATTAGTCTTGATGATTTTGGTGAAACAAATCCTACTGATTATAGTGACGTATATACAGAGAAATTTACATTTGGTCCATTTGCTCAATTAAAAGGATTTACAGATCCTAATACTAACTGGCATAATTCAATTGAAGGTGAAACGGTAACAAGACCAGATACTGGTACCTTAATGGAAGATACCTGGACAAATTACTATATGTTTCCTTCTGCAGAGGATGATGTTATTTCTAAAACTAACGTTCAGGTAATTCCCTATGTTACGATTGCAAAGAATTTTATAAAAAATGAATTAGGACTTAAAAAAAATGCTGGTATAAATTTACCTTTAATTAACCCAAAGCACCAAAAGAAGACGTATTTTTATAATATTGGAGATCTTAAAGATTCGTCAACTAAAGCTACACGTAATGAGATATATAATAAAGTTACAAAAAGCTTTGTAACGGTAAATGAGCAAATTGAGTTTGAATCCAAAGGTGCAATATACAGAACACCTGGCAAATTTATTTGGATAGAGAGAACTAAAAAAACTTCTGAGCTTGAGAATTTGTGGTATGTTAATTCAGTACAGCATTCAATTGTTGACGGTAGATATACTACAAAGATTATTGCCAATAGTGTGTTTGGAGACAAAACGGTAAATGATTATGATAAACTATATCTAGAAGTAGCGAAATATTTAAGAATACAATTCAGAAACCGGCAACAGAAACAAAGAGAAGAAGAAGAAAAAGTTGAAACAGCTACTAATAATAAACAAGCAGCAGCTGCACCAATACCTCCCCAAATTTACCCTACGTAATATCAGTTGATTTCCACACTACCATACATTAATATATATGTATGTATAACCCTTTAGCTGACTCACATAAGAGTCCTGTCTATAAAAAGCTTAAGTCTGTTAAGCCTCATGAGGATGTAGTTGCATTTACAGCAGGTAACTTTGATATTATTCATCCTGGTTATACAGCTACGTTTGAAGAGGCTAAAAGACATTGTGATAAGTTCATTGTCTTCTTGCATGGTGACCCATCTGCTACTCGCAATACTAAGTATAAGCCTATAGTACCTTATTATGACCGTTACAAGATGCTTATGTCTATTAAGCATATTGATGAAGTCTATATGTATCAGACAGAGGACGAACTCCTACACCTTATGAAGACCTTTGATCTTGATGTACGTATCTTAGGAGAAGATTATCTTAATAAGTACTTCACTGGTGGTGATATAGGGCATGAAGTTATCTACACTACAAGATCACATGAATGGTCTACTACTAAGTTTAAGAATCGTATTGCAGCTATGGCTATGATTCAGAATGAGAAGTTACGCAATAAAGTACTAGCCTTACTCAATGATGAAGATGCATCAGAAGATATACTCAATGGAGACTTTACACAATTAGAGAGATGAGAACAGATAAATTTAATTATGTTGTAACTGGTGGTGCCGGTTTTATTGGCTCACATGTGATTGATGAGCTACTTAAGAGAGACGATATCAATAAGATATTTGTTATCGATAAACTTGGTATGGGCTCTGATATGGATAACATTGCTGATGATAAACGTGTTAAGTTTGTATTTGAGGACATTGCTAGTGATAGAGCATACGAAGACCTCCCAGGTATTGATTACATTCTCCATCTTGCTGCTGAGTCTCATGTTGATCGTTCTATTACTGATCCACTTGCATGTGTGACAAGTAATGTAATGGGTACTGCTAAGATCTTAGAACTTGCTCGTGTAGATAAAGCTCGATTGGTTCATATCTCTACTGATGAAGTGTATGGTCACCTTCAATTAGATGAGCCTGCCTTTACTGAAGAGACTAAGCTTGCTCCCCGTAGCCCTTACTCTGCTACCAAAGCAGGGTCAGACTTATTAGTTCAGTCATACATTACAACCTTTGATATTAATGCTTCTATTACTCGATGCTGTAACAACTATGGGCCAAGGCAAGCATGTGAGAAGCTTATACCTACTGTGATTGGTAAGCTACTTAAAGGTGAGCCTATTCCAATCTATGGTAATGGTCAGAACATTCGTGAATGGATTCATGTAACTGATCATGCTAAGTCAATCATCGAAGTCCTTCATACTGGTCATACTGATACTGTTTATAACATTCCAGGTAGCTGTCATTTAACTAACCTTGAAATGGTTGATGAGATTATTGAGAAAGTTCTCGAGTTAAAACCTGAGATTACCCCATCCATCGAGTTTGTAGATGATAGAGCTGGTCATGACTTTAAGTACTCTGTCAGTACAAAGCATTCGTTGAAGTCAGTTAGAGAGCAGAGAGATTTTGATCTATCTGATACAGTGGAGTTCTATCTAAAAGAGATACTTTAAAATGAGCTGTTCATCTGTAAGAGCTCCTTCTTCACTATCCTCTGCATCAACTGATTCATCTAGACCCTCTTCATACTCTTCATAATATGAGTATATATCATCAGAGTCAGCTTCATAACTTACAGCTGTTGTTCCAGAAGATGTATGAATGACTTCATACTTCTGTTTAATATCAGATAAGATTAACTTCTTAAGTAACTTAGCTTCTGTTTCTGTTTCTGCTCTCTTCAAGAAGCTCTTTACTTCATTACTAGTAAACTTACCTTTAAGATCTAGAATGGGATCATCAAATAGACCCCAGATGTGTATTGCTAAGTACTTCTTTGTAATATTAGCACAGTCTCTAATAACATAATAAGCAGCCTTCTTCTTTATTTCTACACCAGTATCTGGTTTATCAGCTGCTCTAGCTGCAGAGCCGTACAACTTGGCAATTTGTTGAGTACTGTTTTCTAGTATTACTTCTTCAAACATACATATATTTAGTTGATTTTAGCTGCTTATAGTATAAAATATGGATATGAAAACAGTCTTAGGTGTAATTGTACTAGTAGCAGTGTTTATAGCAGTACCGTTTATAGTTAAAAAAGAGCCTACATTTACCGGAAAAAAATATAATGGGGACGATCTTACAGCTAATGTATTCTCTATGCCTCCAACATTTAGAGATAAGGATAATAAATTAGTTGATGGTTATTCTGTAAGGCTTCATCCTAACGGTAAGGTATATTCTAAAGCTAGCTTTAAGGATGGAGTTATGCATGGACCATTTATTTCATATTGGGATAATGGTGAAGTGCAGATGTCGTTAGTTTGGGATGAAGGGGTTCGTTATAAGAACATGCGTTCATGGGATCGTAATGGTAAGCGTTTAAGAGGTTCAGGTGAAGAGCAAATGCAACAACTTACAGAGTTAGATTCTGCACTCAATTTAAAGATTATCGAAGTTAATGATCTACAAGGACTTCAAAAAGGCGGGCAACTTTTTAATTAGTTGCCATCTAAAGGAACTATGATATAATAAGGTATGGCAAAAGCTAAAACATTCCCGAGAAAGCCATTTGTATTCGGCAAGTATATTGTGGAGTATCAAGAGGCACCAAAGAGTCCTCATAACTTTCTTAAAGAGGAGTTAAATACTCAAGAAGAAGCAGCAGCAGCTGCTGATCGTCTAAAGGAACTCGGCTATAATAAGGTTGAGATCAAGAAGATTGGATAATGATTATATTAGAACCGTCAGCGGGTATTAAAAAAGCGACAGGCATTGACTTTAAACTACTGTCAAATATATTGACAATGTTACTAGAAGTTAATCATAAGCGGGACTTATATATTACTGCGAAGGTACATAAGAGTAGAATTAGCGATACTTCTTTATGTGAGGCTATCGATAGAAATAACTTCCTTATTAAGTTAGATCAAACAGCAAAGCAAACGAAGAAGTTTATATTTAGCTCGCTTTTGCATGAGCTTAGACATTGCTGTCAGTATCATATATGGAGGTACTGGCCTGATACAGGTAAGTTTAAAACGTATACTGCTTATTATAGATCAAAAGAAGAGGTAGATGCTCGTAAGATCGAGAGACTAACTCGTGAGATTATTAAGATGTATGACTTACATGTAGCTTTTAACTCTAAATTTGATGACCTTCGATTAAATAAACTAGGATGAAATATATTCATCGTAAAATATTTCCATCTCCGAATAAAAAAGATGATGGCATTTTAACCCAACTATGGTATAATTATAACAAAGAAGATAAGACAATTTCAATAAGAGACTTTACAGTGCACTTTGTAATCGATAAGGTAATAGGTAAAAATGTTGGTGAACAAATGATATTTAACGATAGCTTATATCTACATATGGTGCGTGAAAGTTTTAAAGAAGTATCTAATATATTAAAAGAAGAGTATGGAAGCGAAAATTAATTCATTTAAATTTATTCTAAATAAGAATTTAGATCTTATAGAGGTGTACGATGATACAAGATCATCGCGACCGTTTGCAACAATTAAAGTTGAGAAGGGTGTTAGTGAGAAGGACTTTCATTTCGAAATATCGCATTGGTATATGAATCATAGTAGTGGATTTTAATTTTGTGAGTCTGTCGTGTAAGGTAAACGTCCGCCCGAACAATCTAGTTTTCGACCTTCTATTTTGGGACAACTTTACTCGGCAGGCTCCGCTTTCTTTATAATTATATGAACTTTATACAATTACCTAAATTTAACACAAATATATGTGTTGGAGATACAGTAGTAATTAACGAAGGTATTGGTACGGTTATCTTTATAAAAGATAATGAGTTAACTTTATCTAATAATGGTCTGCGTTGGACCATTTATATAAACGAAATACAAACATTTTCTAGAAAGGATAAAAGATGAAATATGTGAAATGGTTAATAATTGATGCAGTATTAATATGTGTACTAATATGTGTATGGCATTGGTATTGGGAGAAATATATACCATCCATATCAGATACTGAAGATGAGGTTATAGAAGAAATTATATTTGTTGAACCTCATATAGTAATAGCTGAAAGATTGCCAGAGTTATCATATCCTGAGCACTGGGGACCTCCTCCTAATATTCAACTTAGTGATTATGTTAAGTTGCCTGAACCGTATGGTTATGGATCAAGTACCTTAGCACATTGGATTAAAGATAATCAAAAGAAAGATTCAAACCCAGTAACATTTAGACCACCAGGTGAGCCTACACCTACTCTAGAGGAGTCATTTAATATACCTGATACAGTTCCAAATAGAGTGTTACCACAAAGACAATAAGATTAAAAAAACTCTTAAAAGCAACCAATTAATACACTTAAATAAACATATTAATGAATATTAAATATGTAGTTGAGGGAGAAAATAATGAAATTCTTATTACGTTTGATAATAAAAATGATGCTATAGATTATGCCTTTGAATATTTTCGAACTACAGAAGATGATCGTAGATTTAATCAGGTAAACGTTAGAGACTCTGATGATAATATTATTTTTACTAATTTTCGCACACCAACTACTCATTACTATGAAGGTCCAATGACCTAAAGGAACTACAATATAATATAGACATGAAAAGTATTATTATTACTAGTGCGGCGTCCCTGATAGCCTTAGCTTGCTATTGTAATCCAGCATCAGAACCAGAAGTAATTACAGAAACTATAGAGGTTCCTGTATGGATGCCAGAATATATTATGGTACCATATGAGGTTCCAAAGATAATCGAAATACAGGTACCAGTTTTACTTAAACCATCTATTGATAACTATCCTGAGATTGATTACGATGCGGTTATGATAGGAGGAGTTAAATACTTCGAAGGATTTAAACCAAAACGTTATAAGTGTTGTGCAGGAGTACCTACTATCGGATATGGTTGTACGAATAGATCAATTGTCTCCAAAGGTAGAATCGATCAACATAAGGCAGCTGAGGTCCTAGAACGAGAGTTATCTGATACGAGAAAGCTTGTACAGGAAAATGTGACTGTTGAACTAGCAGAACATCAACTTAATGCTCTAACTTCTTTTGCATTTAACTGTGGAATAACTAATCTTAAGAAGCTTGTTAATGGTAATAATAGGCTTAATGATGGTAACTATGAAAGTGTTGAGCGACTTATGCCGATGTATCGTAAAGCTGGAGGTAAAGTAAGAGAGGGTCTAGTTAAGAGACGTAAGTGGGAAGTCTCTCTATGGCGAGGGGATGTAGCTGTATTCTAATATGATTAAGAAAGCTTGGAGAGTCTGGTGCAAGACTATGGGTGAAAAGATCTCCACTTCATCAAATGAGTCAGATGCAGCAGCCATTATTCGTACATTTTGGTGGTTGGTACACATAACTACCTGTGGTTTTATTATTGCTAATACAATTAGACACTGGTAATCAAAAGGAACTCCTGTATAATTAGGTGAAGAAAGAAACTAACTAATATAATAAAATGGGATTTTTTAGAGAAATACACGGGCTCAATGATGTTGAGCAATTCGAGACAACGAAAGTAGCTATTCAAGATGCAAATGGGAGGTCAATTCCTGGTGCATTCTCTTTGCAGCGAACAGATACTCATGAGCATCTCTCGGTAGTAAAAGATTCTTATCGGCCTATTCAAATGGATGAGATGTTTGATATTATCGATAAAGCATCAACTGAAATTGGTAATATTCAGCACACCGGCTGGGCTGAATCGAGAGCTGGTCGCAAGATGGTGCTTCGGTCTCGCTTGCTATCCGATATAGATTTAGGGGGTGATATTATACAACCTCATTTCTATACAGTTATTGATAATACAGGTATGGGGTCTAATAAGTCAATTGCTTCTACCTTACGAGTTGCTTGTGATAATGCAATGCATCTTATTGATGCCGAAGGGGCAATTGCTAGGAATTCTGGAGTTAGACATGCATTAACTTTTGATGGAAAGATTGAAGCAATGATTGACAATATTAGAAGTAATGTCAATACTACTATTAGGTTTGGTAAGGTAGCTAATAAGTTACGAGCTGAATCCTTTACCAGGGATAATATGACTGAGTTAACTGAGCAGCTTATCCCTATTACAGAAAATGATTCTACAAAACGAGTTAATAAACGAGAGCAGCTAGTTGAATTGTTTACTAATGGACGAGGTAATGTAGGTGAGAGTAAATGGGATGCTCTTAATGCAGTAACAGAGTATGAGACTCATACAGGCAAGCAATCTACAGAGAAGTTCTTGCGCTCATTCAATTCGAATACAATCTCACAAAGAGCAAGTAAGCTACTTGTTGCATAAGGAACTCTGGTATAATAATGATATGAAGATAGTATATTGTGCTTGTGGAAGTCTTGTAAGACCTGCTCGTGTTGAAGCTGGCTTTGATAATTGTGTGAGATGTGCTCATGAGAACCCCGTAGAGCCTCCTAAAGGTCGTATGGTGTATGACGGTAAGGTTGGTGCTCAGATTGAGATTATGTCTGCTGAAACCTGGCGAGAGAATAAGGGCTACTTTATTCCTAAAGGAGGGCGTAGTTGTGTTAAAAACTTTAGTAAGAATGTTTGCGCATAAATTTATGAAAATGAAACTAGTAACAGCAGAGTGGTGTGGTCCATGCTCTATGCTTAAGAATATTTTAGATGTAAAAGGTCTAAAAGTTGAAATAGTAGATGTGGATGAGAGTCCCGATTTTATCAAAGAACATGATATTAAATCTGTACCTACTCTTGTACTTGAAGATAGTAGAGGTGTAAGTATAGTTAAAGGTACAGATGATATTATCTCTATCATCAAAGAGAATAGTTGATAAATAACATTACTATCATACAATTAATTATATGAAAACAAAAAGAGCTCTATTGAGCATTATTGCAGGGATCGCTGCACTTACTCTTAATGTAAGTGCAGATCATCATGATGAGAAGAAAGGTAAGAAAAAGCCAGCAGCAGAAAAGGCTGGTGGTAAGAAGAAGCTTCCTCCTCATATGGCCAAGTTCGATAAGAATAAAGATGGTAAACTTTGTGATGCAGAGAAAGCGACAGCCAAAGCGGCTTGGGTCAAGCGATTCGATAAGGATGGTAATGGCAAAGTTGAAGGTAAGGAGCTAGCTGCAGCTAAGAAAGCTATGGCAGAACGTCGTAAAGCTCGTAAGCCGAAGGGAGAAAAAGGTAAAGGTAAAGGCAAGGGTCCTAAAAAGGGCGGTAAGAAGCCTGCACCTAAGAAAGGCTAATCTATTTGAGTCATAACATATTAAGAGGGTCTGCGGACCCTCTTTTTATCTCTAAAGGAACTCTGATATAATTAGGTATGGCAGCAAGAAAGGATAAACAAGGTCGCAGAATGGCTCAAGGTCATTACATGAAGGATGCTTACTTCTTTATGCAAGACTTGCAAGAAGCATTGATGGAGTATGATGTAGAAGAGTTTTCTCAGACTGATGCTCGATATGCTCAACGACTTGTAGAAGAGCTTGATGTGATGAGACCATTGATTCAGAGCTTAGCTAATAACTTAGAGGCTAACTCACCATCAGACATTATTAATAACTGGAAAGACGCATAATGAAATACGTAATGTTAACACCTTTCGTCATGCTTATTGCTTCGTGTAGTAAGTCTTATACAAAAGAAGAAATAAAAGTTGAATACAAAAATGGGTACTATTTGAAAGGAACTGCTTGGGGTGATGACCACATTAAGGAGATTCATAATCAGTCAGACAATAAAACCTGGAGCAATCTTAAAAAGGAACTCCGATATAATAAGTAAGATGAGACCAACAAGAGAAGATTTAATTGAAATGGGATACCTTAAACCTGGAGATACTCTAGCTAAGGCTCCTAAATGTGAACGTAAGATATTTCTTGATACTGTCGATCTTGAGTATGCTGAGCGTCATGCGATGTCTATTCAAGAGATGAAAGATTTTAAGAGAGAAATGATTATTGAAGAAGAGATTACTCGTGACGCTCTCATGAGAGCCGCTCAAGATAAGAACGAGACTTATAACTCACCTCAAGCTCACTACTTCGGATGGTAATTAAATCATTTGACTTTGAGACTAAAGTACGTGTTGGAGATTGCGCCCCTTCATATAGTCGGAGTTGGCAGCTCGATGAAACGGATGGTGTATATACTTTAACGATTGATGGTTTTGAGCCAGAAGTATTACAAATGAACGATCGTGAATTGTATTACTTTATTACAAAAGGTATAAAGAAACCCATTAAAGTACTTGAGAGTAGAGCATTTCAGCAATGGATATATGCTCAATGGCAATCAGGTGATGTATGGGGATATGCTCCATACTTGAGCAAGTTTAAAAGAGATATTTTGGTGTTTGGCAACGCGCAATGGAGTGAGATAGATGCATTTGGAGATTAATTATGAGACCAGTTAAAAAAGACATATACGTTGATAAGATTGAGTTAAGAAGTAAAATTCATAAGCTAGCTGACTTAATTAGAGATGGGGAAGAGGATTTACTTGAGGAATATAATGAAAAAGTAGAGCAATATGCAGCTATTACAATGCGCCAAGGTCCTGCCTCTGAGACTGATCCAATTGCTTGGGATTTATTTTGTGAATTGGCTGGTGGAGATCCGGGTAAAATTGTTTATGCGGGAGGTAGAAGAGGTCTAAACTACGAAGAGATGCTTAGATTTAACCGTGGATATTGGCGATAAAGAAGATATAATATGAGTATGCAATGGCATGGCGGTAAAGGTTCAAAGCAACGTACGACTAACTATAGCGCTTACTCAGATAACTTTGATAAAATATTTAGAAAGAAAGATATGAGAGAAGAACTACAATGGGATGTATATGGAGATGACTATGAGTGTCCAACGGCAGTTGACTTGCTAGAAGATGATGTCATCTCTTGGAGTGAAGTTGATGATGGTATTGAGATTAAGATTGTACACGAAGCATACTCTGTTGGTGAGGCAGGTGCTCGAGGTGGTTCAGTCTTTACTGTACCTACCGCTAAGTTCAAATGTGAATACAAGCCAGCTTTCAGATGATTGATCAAGGTACAATTGATAAGGTAACTGCAGAGGTTACTGATTTATGGAATGATAGAGAGCTAGATACACAGCATGAGACCTTTGAGGAGACTCTTTTCTGGTATCTTTCACATCTTAATAATAGAGTTTTAGAAGACTACTATGAGCAACAAAAGTAAATTAAAGACTACAGGTAAAGCTAGAGAGTTTGATACAGGTGCAATCCGTGATAGCGCTGAAGGTAAACCTCGCATGAGTCTAGTACCTCACGCTGCGTTGACTGCTGTTATGCATAGATATCTTGCTGGTGCTGAGACCTATGGAGAGAACAATTGGAAGATGGGTATGAAGAGCTCTGTGCTTTATGACTCTTGTATGCGTCATCTAATGGCCGATTGGACTGGTGATGCATCAGAAGATCATCTAGGAGCTGCACTTTGGAATATTATGGGAATGATAGACAATAGGGTTAATCGACCTGAAATGGATGATAGGAAAGAATTTCAGTAAAATAATGAATAAACAAGAGGTTGAAGAAACATTGAAGGACTTAGATACTAAGTTATACAATCTTATGAGTGCTTATCTCAATGATTGTATGGATCCAGATGCAACAAAGAAGTTTGAAGCTTGGTATACAAGGCGAAAGATGGATACATTTAATAAGACAGCTAGGGAAAAGAAAGAATTTTATGAAGCGTAAAAAAAGTACATTTGGTAGAGATTATTTTCTTGAGGATCTTCCGATTGAGAAGGGAGTAAAGAAAATTAAAAAGGGTGATGTAAAGGTAGATAAGGATATGCTATCACATCTTAAATCATTAGGACTAATTAAAGGTAAGTGATATGGAGAAGACAGATAAAGATGGTAATGTAATTTACCGTAAGATTGAGATGTGGTATGAGTATGATGATAGAGGTAATTGCGTTTATCAGAAGAACTCAAATGGTTTTGAAGCATGGTGGGAGTTTGATAATGAAGGAAGAAAGATTGGTTACAGAAACTCGGAGGGAATTACTCAAAAATGGGTTATGCCAGAAGAGGAAGCTCGATGGTTTGCTCTGGAAGATATTCACGGAAGTGTAGGTGCTGTAAAATGAGTGTAGATCTTCTCTTAATTGCGCTTGTTATTGTTGCTGGAATTGTACTGTTTATCGATATTTCCGGTAGGGGTGGTTAAAAGGAACTCTGATATAATTAGGTATGCAAAAGAAAGAAGAAATTCCACAAGAAGTAATCGATTACTGTATCGATAATGAGGTGTCAATTGAAGAAGGTATGATCGCTGTGATCGACGCTAGGCTTGAGAAGGCAGAGCAAGACGTAGCTTTCTTTAAGAATGATGTTAATACTACAATGAGTGAGTTAAACAGTAAAGTAACTAAAGATGATATGGACGATGTAGAATCGTTTCTTAATTTTCTTAACCAGCAAATTCAAGACTAATGTTTAAATTAATTACAAATTTATTTAAGAAGAAGCAAGAGCTTAAGTATGTTAATTGTTTGCAGCATCGTACCTGGCTTCAGCGTCAAGTAGATAATGAAATGCTTAAGCGTCAAGCTAAAGATAACATTTCAACCTTAGGCAAAGATAAAGAAGCAGAGTGGTATGAACGTTATCTCTAATGGTAAGAATAGTATTTAACATGTTAACAGCAGTATTGATTGCAATAATTGTATCGGTACTACTTACAATTGACTTTAAACTAACAATAAAAAAATGGAACCAAAAGAATCAAATTCAAAAAAGCACTTTTATATCTCAGTAGTTAAATCGTTTGTACGTATCCTTGGATGTATACCAGCATTAATACCAGGCATCTCTCCGGAGACAGGTATTTTTTGTTTGGCTATATTGTTTATGGCTGCAGAATGCCTCGGTATCGCTGAAGAGGTATAAATAACCATATGTCGGATGATAGCCACAATCAATTATATAGAAAGGACATCGGTACAGTGATATCATTATCGGGAGATGATCGTACAGTACGTGCATGTCGAGTCTGGTGTAATTCAAATCTCGAAAAGAAAGTTGATTGGGTGCCTTCTGAGGATGGAAATAGTCTCTACACTATGTCACGTGATGGTGTAGAGATTAACTATTGCTTTTTAAAGGAAAAAGACGCTAAATTATTTGAAAGTTATGTTAAGTCGGATAAGTTTAAAGAAGATATAGCAGCAAGAAATAACGCGCAAGGTTCATGGATTAATTCTAATGCAATATCTGTTCGAGTGATTAAATAAATGTATGACATTCGACAATCTCGTTACTAAACTAATCGAAGATAGTACATCTAAAGCTCCGAAAGGAGATTCATATGACTCTCAAAATAACTGGAAGCCGAGTGGAGTCTCTTCTGATTCCGATGGACCGGGTGGAAGGTATAGACGCACACGTCCTAATACACCAGGAAGGTCAAAAGCTACTCACGGGGGTCGAGGTGTTCAAGATGAAGAGGATACTGATACAGTAGAAATTACTCTTTCTAAGGATCTTGCTAAAGTACTTCATGACCTTATTATGCCGTTAATTGAAGCAGAAGATCATGAGTGTACAGATGAGGATTGCGAGACATGTGGATGTGAAGATGGTAAACCATATGGCCATACAAAAAACTTACTATCTCCAGAGGATGAAGAGGTACAAGAGGAGGCTCTCGGTAATATCGCTAGAGGTGCTGGTAAACTAGCTGCTGGTGCTGGTAAACTAGCCGGTAAAGCTGCATTGAAAACTGGTAAACTGGGTGCAAAGCTAGCTGGTAAAGCTGCATTGAAAGCTGGTAAAGTAGGTCTTGGGGCTGCAACTGGAGCTGTTGCTGGAGCAATTGGAGGAGCAGGAGCTGCACTTATTAGTGATGAAGAAGGTAAAGATGATAATCCATCTGAGGGTGATGTATTGGATGATTATTATAATGAACGTGAACTTGAAAGAATGAAGAAGGATCCTGAAGAAGATGCTGAATATAGAGGGCGAAAGGTTTCTCTTAACAAGCCAACTCGAGGTGATGTTAAGAAGTTTAAGGTCTATGTAAAGGATCCTAAGACTGGTAACGTTAAGAAGGTTAACTTCGGACATGGTGGTACATCAGCAAAGAGGAAAGGTGAAAAGACTATGAAGATTCGAAAGAGTAATCCTAAAGCTCGTAAATCTTTCAGAGCTAGACATAATTGTGACAACCCGGGCCCGAAAACAAAAGCACGTTATTGGTCTTGCCGAAAGTGGTAACAAATTAGTTGATTAATTATTATGTTCTACTATAATTAGAGCATATGAATACTAATATTACAAATACAACTAAGTCACAATTCTTTTTCGTTGCATCACTTGCATCAGTGGTTGCCTCTATCTTTCTATATTCCACCAACACAGACAAATCTCTTGGAATCTTTGTTGGGCTATGGGCCCCAACATTAATGGGAATGTCAAACCGATACGGTATTGCTGCGGTTCGCGATGATGACCACGTGGGGTTACCAATGTAAGGCTACTTGTAGTAATAACTCATAAGGAACTCTGTTATAATTAGGTATGAACAAAAAATACCTTAGCATAACTAATGAGTAAAAATCATAAAAAATATGACGATCAGGGTAGAGTTATCTTTACTCTTGAATATGAAGATGGTGCTATAGTAGAAAGAACGTTTGAATATAACGATAAGGGTGAGCAAGTACTCTTAACCCAATTTGAAGAGATTATACCTTTTGATGAAGAAGACTATTATGAAGAAAAATAAAACAGATAGAGAGTTTTTCGAGAAAGTGACAATCGTTGCGTTAGTATCATGGTTTCTTATTACAGCAGCAATTGGAGTAGCTGGAGCATTGGCAAAGCTATTAGAATAAGGGCGGGAGCTTAAGGGCTCTCCTATAGTTAACAATATATACAGAATAGTATGATAATGGAAGAAAATAACTGGTATGTAATGCATACTAAAGTTGATTCAAAGAAAGATAAGAGTGTGAGATACTATGGTCCGTTTGAAGAAAAGCATGATGCTGTTCATAAAATGGACACGCTCTGGCAAGATAAAGAAACTTATTCAGTTACCATACAGCTTGCAGGGCATTCTCTCGATTATTAGGAACTCTTATATAATAAGGTATGAAGATTAAAGGTGCTGATAATCTACCTACTCTTAAAGATGTATGGGGTTCTACTTTTGCAAAAGGTAAAATTAGAATAGTGTGGAGTCAGACTAGAGGAGGTCTAGCAACATTCGTTTCAGGTAGGATGGAAGGTGAGTTGCATGATAGTGAAGAGGATGCAATTAAATGGTTGAAAGAGGTTGGAGTAGCGGAAGATAGAATTAACGCTAAATAAGGAACTACGTTATAATTAAGTATGGATAATATGATACCTTGTTTGCTGCTGAGTTTAGTTATCGTTATTTGCGCGATGCCAGCTATCCTTTGGTGGATTATTAAGTATGTTCCTGTAATTATAATGTCTTTCTCAAAGATAATATGTATTGTACTCTTCCTCGCAACCGTGTACTGGGCCGGTGATAACGATCTACATAATACAGAAGGTAGGCGAAAGTGGATAGAGAAGATAGAAGGTGATGCTGGTAAGCTTAATTATTCAGATCACAATATTAATACTAGTAGTGCAGGTAAAGCAATAGTAGTAGAAGATAATGAGCGATAAGGAACTTAATTATAATAAGAGTATGAAAGAGAGAGTTGAGAGATTAGTTGAATCTGGTGAGCATGTGTTCCTAGATATCTGCCCTAGACGTGATGGTGAGATGTGGTCTGAAGAGGGTGTTATCAAAAGGCTCGATGCTAACGGTTGGTTTCAGATTGAGTTTATGGGATCTACTAATGGCTGGCATGTCAATCAGATCGTAAACATTAAGACAGATTAAAAGTTTTCACCCGTAAGATGGTGCGTCAAGTGAGTATAAACACGGTTAAGCGAATAGGATAAGACGTTAAATAATGAACTATCGTGGGAGTAAGGGTGCCCTCAGAGAAAGACCCTAAACTTTAAGGAACTATAGTATAATATAGAAACAAAATATGGCCCGGTCATCTAACTGGGAAGAACCACCCGGTAGCAATGCTAGCAAGGCTACAACAAGGCGACGGCTAAGTATGGGAGGTAATGCAGGTTCAATACCTGCTCGGGCCTGCTCCTAGTAATTAACGAGGCGTCAAAATCTTCACGCCTACAACCCGAAAGGGGGAGGCTAGGTGGGAGTAGGAACTAGAATATAATTAGGTATGAAAGAGAGTAAGTATGTTGTTGTAGCTTATACTAAGACAAAGACTAATGTACTCAAAGCTCTTAACCTCTGCATTCATGAAGTAAAGGATGAAGTACAGAACGTATGGGTAGAGAAGGTAGTACCAGTCAATAGAGAGCGTAAGAATGAGATGGTTAATGGATGGACGCCTGGAACAGAAGAGTTTAATAGTGCATGGCGAGATACAGACCCAAGCGATAGACCGATAAAGTGTATTGTGCATACAGTAAAAGGAACTCGTATATAATAATAGTATGAACGATACCGTTGGAAAGAACTATATTGCAAATAAGGGTAGAGATACTCTTAGAAAGATTGTTGTTGTATCGCCTCGCGTAGTACTTACTGAATGTAAATACAAAGAACTAGGATGGCGATATGAACTCTGGCCAACAGAGCCAACTGAGACCTGGCTTAACTTCAGCTATTCAGATGAGAAATTAACAGATGTTAATAGTAAGATGCTTTTAATGGCTAACCTTTTACGTGTTCAACTTGAAACTGAGAGGGACGAGAATGAGATGAGACTCAAGGAGATCAATAAGACACTAGAGCTGATTGCATAAGGAACTACGATATAATTAGGTATGGAAACAGAACAAAACAAATTATTAGGTGTTAGCGAAAATGGTAAAGATCTCTGTATTATTTGTGGAGAAGAATCCGATTACAGTTATGATACTCATATAGACTATAGAATAGGTTATGTTGAAGGAGCAGGGCAGTTATGTAAAAAATGTTATGCTAATATGGATAATGAACTCTAATATAATTAGGTATGACGGATAAAGAACGAATTGAAATGCTAACAGAAGCTCTAGAGCTTACTGAGAGACTAGTACGTGCAGAGAAAGAGCTTAAAGAGCTTAAGCTAGAATACGGTGAGTTTGAAGTATAGTAAAGGAACTCCGATATAATTAGGTATGAAAGAGATGGAAAATGATGTTAAGCAGCTAGAAGAAGAAGTAAGCTCTCTTGTTGATACGGTTATTGCCCTTAGGGCAGAGCTAGAGTCTCATGAGAGGCTAATTGTTAAGAAAGACCAGACCATCGCTGAACTTCATGCATGGAGTAAGAAACTTGAAGAAGAGCAAGTCAAGAAGGATGAGACCATTGCAGATCTCCACGGGGTATTAGTAGCAGCTAAGTAGAAATAGAATTATGATTAAGACATATACAAATGAAGCCACTCTATTCGGTGTTATTGCACTAGTGGTAGTATCGTGGCAAGCATGGCTAATTCACTCACTTACCAGGGTGGAGGTCATTACAACAGAGAAAGTAAAAGAAGAAAGTTATCATGTTATTGATGCATCATACATCGATCATTCAGGTAAGTTTACTGATTGTGTTGAATATGCAGATAGTTACAAGAATCATCACGAATACGTCGTAGTATCAATTAAGGAACTCTGATATAATTAGGTATGAAAGAAAGTAAATGCTACAGACTGCTTAAGCACTACGGAAATGATCACAGCGAGATCGTAGTTGCAGTATCTCATGAGAAGAAGAAGCTTGTAGAGGCTCTACCGTTGCTTAATACTAAAGGTTGGAAGGTTCTATCTGAGAATCAACTCGAATGGGCTCATCAACGTGAAGAGAATTACTTTGCAATCACCGAAGTAACCTACCTCTAAAGGAACTCAGATATAATAATAGTATGGAAGATAAGAACTACTTAAAGATGAGACACGGCGGACCATGGGATAGAGGCAGTGCAGATGCTTACTACAAACGTCCATTCAAGCCTCATTTCTTCACAGGAGATACGTA